ATCTGGATGACGCGGATGTCAGGCTCTTCTTCCTTGGATACGCCAGAGATATAGAACGGCAGCCGCAGACCAGTGTTCTGCCGAACGATTTCCTGATACACAGCACCCTGAATGTCGTAGCCCCAGTAACGGATAAATTCAAGGTAGCCGAGATCCTTGACCCACTTGTGCTCGGTCAGGGATGCCATGACCTTCAGGTCAACGATGGCCATGCCGGGCAAATAGCTGTCCATCTTGATCTTCCACTTGGCACCAAAAAGCTCGCCGGTCATAATGACCTGCTTCTCGCCAGCCAGCGTAGACATAAAGAAGGGGTCGCGCTCAATGCGGGCGATGACCTGCTCGGCCTTGGTGAAATCGGCCTTCAGAGTTCCGTCTTTCTTGAAGATTTCGGGGTTCTCCTGCTTGAACTTGTCCAGCGTCCCCTCAACGTAGCTGTCAACGTAGCTGCCGATCATCATGCCGGAGTTCTTCTTCTGCTGCCAGCGGCCATTCAGCTCCTCCAGCGCAGTAAATTCACACCCACGGCGGCCATACGTCCCGACGAACTGCTTATACTGGCTTACGCTCAGGTATTCCTTGTTGGCTTCCTGCGAGTAGTAGTTCTCCGAGGTCAACACAAATGCTCCCATGTTCTTTATTCCTCCATAATATCGAGTTCTTCCAGCGTTTCGACTTCAGGCACAGGCTGGATTTCATTTTTCGGGGCTTCGATGGCGGGCGGCGTGAACGGATTCTCGGCCTCAGCGACATCAGGCTGGTTGTCGCTGTACTGCTCGGTGCTGTCCACCTCATACACCTTCTGGTCATCCTCAATGGCCTTCTGCATCTCGACGGACAAGATGCCCCACTTGCTCAGCAGGAGCTTGATGACAGTTTTCTTTGCCATCGCGTCAAAATCGGTAGACCATCGGCTGGACTGCTTGCCATCGTTGATGTCGTAGCGGTACGACTGGCTGTATTTCTGCGCGTGGTTGTTGATTTCGGCCTTGCTCATATACAGCTCCTTGGTGAAGCCGGAGCGGAGCCGGAACCATGCGTAGTAGCCGATAATCTTGTCGGTCTTGCCATCATTGCGGAACTTGCAAGCCGAGAAGTCATCAACAAACCGGCATTCGCCGGTGATGGGGTTGTAGCTGACCAGCTCATCTGCATAAACCTCGGCGCAGTTCATCTTCTCATACTCGCCGCTGCGGATGGCGAGCTGGATATAGCCCTTGTACATCATCTGGAACTGGGCGAGGCTCTGCTTCACCCACTGGCCATTGATGCAGGTCTTTTTGCTGAACGGAACGATGGCACTGAAGCCGAGGTTGCTGTCGATAGGCAGGTCGAACGACGCGGCGACAAATGCGGCAGCCATGATCGAGTTCGGTTCGGACGCTTTAAGCTGCGTGGATGCGGCCACAACATTCACAAGCGAGGCCATGAACTGGCTGGACTTCTTGCCGAGGATGTCGTTGAAGCGGGTCTTGATGTCGTCCCGCGCAAGCATTCCCTTGATGCTGGCAACGGTGGCGAGCTGGTTATTTTTCGGTGCGGGCATTGCGGACTCCTTTCTGCTTGATGGGTGTCGTGAACAGGCCGATGTTGAGCGGTTCCATCCTTTCAACAGCATCGTACAGCTCCTCATCGGAGCGGATGCCGTATTCAATACGAAGGATTTCTCTCAGCTTGTCGGCGTTCATTTGACTACCCCAGTTCTTTTTCGCAGACGAGCCGGACCTCGTTCATCGCAAGAGCGATCTCGTCCACATTCTTCAAAATCTCAGCGAGTTCAGGCTTCTCGCTGGCATCGACCTGTCCATCTGCGGCCACATCAATGATGCGATGGCGCAGGCTGTCGATTTTCGAGTCATCCAGCCCTTTCAGCACTTTCAGGGCTGCCATTGCGATGCTACTGGTTTTGGTGCAGAACGGCATACACGCTCCAATCGGGCACTCGTGCTTGCAGTACCCGGTCTTCAGCTCCGGCTGATGGTACAGATCAGCCATAAGGACGACCTTGTCAACCGGGACGAATTTGGTGTTGCCGTTTTCGTAATCAGCGAGGGTGGACACGCTTACGCCGAGGAGTTCGGCGGCCTTTTCGCGGCTGTAAAGCCTGTCGTCGTATTCTGCGGCAGCTTTTCTAGCCTCAAAGTACACATTTCCGCTCGCTTTTGAGCAGTCTCTTCCCATTTTCTTTGGGTTCCTCCTGTGTTACGATGTAATCACTGATACGGACTGTCAGGGATGTTCAAGGCATCGCTGATGTTCTTGACAGCGGTTTCGGAGTAATTGCGGCCACTGACGATGCCAGATGTGTACTGCTTCGTCAGGCCAACGAGCTTTGCGAGGTCAGAAATGCTCATATCGCGCCGCACAAGCTCGATTTTGACATTCTTGCACCACTGCGGCAGGGGTCTTGCCATCATTTTGCGCCTCCTTCTCATCATTTTTAATTTACTTTTTACAAGTAAAATGATACAATCAGATTACATCCACTTGGTCGGTGGGATATTTGAGTAAGTGATTGTAACTTAATTATAGCTGGAATCTTCCAGTTAGTCAATATCATTATTGGAATTTTCCAGCTATTTTTAAGGAGGTTATTATGAGTACAATTTTGGAACGCCTTATCATGCTTCAGGAGCAGTCCGGGATGAACCAGAAGCAGCTCCAGAAAGAGCTTGGTCTCTCCAACTCGGCATTCTCAGACTGGAAGAAGGGCAAGGGTCGTCCATCGGTAGAAGCTCTCGTCCGCTTCTCGGAGTTCTTTGGCGTGTCGATGGACTGGCTGGCATTTGGCAACGTAGAAACGTCAGGAAATCAGACGAGCGCGGCGAACCCACGCGAGGCTGCTCTCCTGCTGAAGTACAGGTCCATCTCGAACGAGCAGAAGGTCAGGCTCGAAGCGTATCTTGATGGCATGGTCGATTCCAATGCGGCTCAGGAGGCAGAAGCAAAAGATGTCGGATAATCAGACTAAGCGATTTCATCGGCTGATCTCGGAGGGCAGAATCGTCTTCAAAGCTGCGGCCTATACGCAGTCAGAGGATGGCGAGCACCCGGAACACATCACGTTCAGGCTGGATTTTTCCAGCAGCAACAGCGTGGCTGTTTTCGGCGTGTGGCGCGGGATGTCGCCGGGAGACAGCATCGAAAATATGCTGCTCTGGGACTTCTACGTTGCAGACATGAAGGCTGTCGAGCCATTCGCGCATGACGGTCTCTTGACGCTGCCGATGCTGAAGGAATCTCCTGCTCAAAAATGTTCGTATGCGGAACTTGGCAAGGTTCTGTATACGAAAATGGCCGCCTGACAAAATCAGACGGTCATTTTTGTATGGAGAATTTGAATCTTCCAGCGGGTCAGCCATATCCGCGCGAGAGAGCTGCATTGAGGGCGTTTTGGCTCCAGATGTGGGAAAGTTGTTGAATCGGTTGAAGACGGCCTTAGAGGGCCTTATTTTAGCTTTAGATGGAGAGTGACATAGCATGGCAAAGGTAAAGCTGCCAGATAAGCCCCGCGTGGCAATATACACCCGCGTATCGACCCTGCACCAGATCGACAAGGACTCCCTGCCGATGCAGCGGCAAGACCTCATCAACTACGCGCGGCTCATCCTGAACACAGAGGACTACGTTGTCTATGAGGATGCGGGCTATTCAGGCAAGAATACAGACCGCCCAAAATTTCAGGAGATGATGCAGCAGGTCAGGCTGGGGATGTTCACGCATATCCTCGTATGGAAAATCGACCGTATCAGCCGTAACCTGCTGGACTTCGCCACAATGTACAGCGAGCTGAAGCAGCTTGGCGTAGTCTTCGTCAGCAAGAACGAGCAGTTCGACACCAGCTCTGCGATGGGCGAGGCCATGCTCAAAATCATCCTGATATTCGCGGAGCTGGAGCGTAACATGACTTCGGAGCGCGTGACGGCAGCCATGCTGTCAAGAGCAGCAAACGGACAGTGGAACGGCGGCCGCGTCCCGCTGGGCTATGACTATGACCCGGAAACCAAGACGTTCACCATCAACGAGAGCGAGGCGGCAGTGGTCAAAATCATCCACGACAAGTACGAGCAGGAGCGGTCGCTGGTTTCTCTCGCCAGATACCTCAACGGCCATGGCTACCGCACCCGGACAGGCTGTACCTACTCCCCTTCAACCCTGCTCATCATCCTGCGCAACGTCTTCTACTGCGGCGACTACCGTTACAACGTCCTGAAGGATGGCGACAGGCAGAAGCGGAAGAAGGAATCGGAGTGGATTACGGTCAAGGACCACCACCCGGCTATCATCAGC